AGATGCAAGTTGTGACTTTGTTACATCTGGATCTACATCTATCACAGAACAAATACTTGAGCCAAAAGAGCTACAAGTAAACTTATCATTATGTAAGCAAGAATTCGTTGATTCTTGGAATGCTATGCAATTAGGATTTAGTGCCTTTGATGAAATACCAAGAGATTTTAACGATTTCTTAGTATCTTATGTAGGTGGTAAAGTTGCAGAAAAAACAGAACAAGACATCTGGTCTGGTGATTCATCTGCAAATGGTGAATTCGGTGGATTCGAAGCAATCTTATCTGCATCAGCAGCTACAGGATTAACTTCAGCTGTTCAAGCAGCTAGAACTGATGGCGATGGTGCAATCGTTTCTGGTTCAGTAACAAGTGCAAATGTACTTGCTAAATTATCAGCAGTATATGATACTATCCCTTCTGCCGTATATGGTAAAGAAGATTTAGTAATCTATGTTGGTTCTAAAATCGCAAGAGCATACCAATCAGCATTATCTGGTAATTCAACATTATCAAATAATTCTTACAACAACCAATTAAACGTTGGTGAAAAACCATCTAACTTCCAAGGCGTTGAAATCGTAATGTGTCCTGGTATGAGTGATGATGTAATCGTTGCAGCACAGAAATCTAACTTATTCTTCGGAACAGGTTTACTTTCTGACCACAATGAGGTAAGAGTACTTGACATGGCTAACCTTGACGGTTCGCAAAATTATAGAGTAATCATGAGATATACTGCAGGAACGCAAATTGGAATTGCACAAGATATCGCATATTACGGAGCATTTTAAGTCTAACAATAATTAATAAAAAGGAGAAACTATGAGTTGTTTAATATCAGCAGGAAGAAACGAAGTATGTAAGGATTCAGTAGGTGGAGTACAAGGAGTGTACTTTATCAACTATGAAACTGGTTCGTTTTCAAAGAACGGAAGTGGAGAAGTATCATCACTATCTGGTTCGACAGCATATTTTTATGAGCTCAAAGGGACCTCTACTTATACGGAGACAGTCAATTCATCTAGAGAAAATGGAACTACGTTCTTTTCTCAAGAGACAGTTTTAAACTTGAAAAAGTTAACAAACGAAATGACGACTCAATTAAAGTTGTTAGCATATGGGAGACCACAAATCCTAGTATGGACTAATTCAGGTGATACATTATTAGCTGGAGAAGTACATGGAAATGATTTAACTGCGGGAACTATTCAAACTGGTGGAGCATTAGGAGACCTTTATGGTTATTCTGCTACTTTCACAGGAGAAGAAAAGTTACCAGCCCCTTTCATTAGTGGTTCAACAGTTAGTGATGCATTCGCAGGATTAACTGGTGTTGACAAACCAACAATTGTATATGGTTCAAATTAAGTAGAATTACTTATTGAGACTAAATAAACTAAACCCCTTCTCTTCGTGAGAGGGGTTTTTTTATGTCTTATTCTTATTTAATTATAAGTTAATGTTTAGTTGTTATAGTCATAAACAATAGATATGCTATCGTATTATATATCACAGAGTAACGAATTTGTGGTCAGAACCCAAGATACTGCAAGTGTAGTAATTAGTGGTTCTGATGTAACAGAGGATATGACGCTTGTATTGCAAGATATGATGACTTATAGTTCATCATTCTATCCTTTAAGTGGGTCTTATACTTTTAATCCATATGAGAATGTATTTACGTTCTCTCAATCATTAGAAGGTATGGTAAGAGATGCTCAAGAGTTTATAGTTCACCTAAGTGGTTCAGTAAGTGGTAGTGTTTATAGTGGAACGATGCAAGTATATGCATCACAAAGTATTGATAAGGTAGTATATACAACTCAAAACGAAGAGTTTATATCCAATACAACAGATAACGATTATATAGTAATATGAAAAAACAAGAACAATTTTCAGTTTTAAACTTAACAAGACAGGATGTCCCTATTGTTACAGAAGATACAAAAACAAGGTATCAATGGGTACCTGTTGGAATATTAGACCAAGATGATTACTTCGGTATGGTTACTGAAGCGTATAACACATCTACAACTAATGCAGCTTGTGTTGAAGGTGTAGCTGATTTAATTTATGGTAAAGGTATTTTTACTAATGAAGGAGAAGAAAAACAAAAACACTTAGATAAGGTAGTTCCACCAGAAGATTTAAGAAGGATTACATTTGATTTAAAACTATATGGTAATGCTGCTTGGCAAGTAATTTGGAACAAATCACATACACAGAAATTAAGAATGTATCATATGCCTGTACAAAATCTTCGTGCAAAGAAGATAGAACACATGGGTAGAATAGAAGGATACTACTATTCTTCTGATTGGAGTGACCATAGGAGACAGAAAGAGAAAACGTATTTACCTGTCTTTGGTTCATCTAATCAAGAAATAGAAATACTTTATGTAAAAGAATACGAACCTAATAGATATTACTATTCACTACCTGATTGGATATCCGCATTGCAATTTTCATTTAGTGAAGCAGAACTATCTAACTTACACCTTAACAATATAGAAAACGGTTTCTTGCCGGTTGGTATGGTGAATTTCAATAATGGAGTTCCTGCACCTGAAGAAAGACAAACAATAGAAAACTTATTAGAAGCTAAGTTTACAGGTACTCGTAACGCTGGTAGATTTATGGTATCGTTTAACGATGATGCAGTAAACAAACCTACTATTGATACCTTCCCTATGGAGAACTTACACGAGAAGTATCAGTATGTTGCTGAATACGCACAAGATAGAATTCTTGTAGCTCATAGAATAGTATCACCTTTATTATTTGGTATTAGAACTGCAAACAATGGATTCTCTTCAGCAGCAGAAGAAATGAAAACTGCATATTCAATTATGCAAACGATGACGATATTCCCTTTTCAAAATCTTGTTATAAACTCTTTATACAACGCATTTAAAGTTGGTGGGATAGATTGTAATGATTTATATTTTGAACAACTGACACCTCTTGTAATCTTGTCAGATACGGCAGATGATACAGACCAAACAATACAAGAAGTTCAAGATGAGATAGATGATAACTTACAAGGTGGAGAAGGAGAACAAACTGAGGCGTTAGAAAAAGAAACAAAGAGTGATGAGTATGAACCAATAAGACCAACAGATTTTGGTTTTGATAAACATTACGAAACAACTTAAAAAATAGAATATTATGGCATTTGGATTACTTATAACACGAAACGATATTATCAAGAACACCCCATTAGGTGGAGCGATTGATGCGGATGCTTTGTTACCATTCATTCGTACTGCACAAGAAAAGTACATACTTAACTTACTTGGTACTAAATTATACGATAAACTACAAGATGATGTAGAAGCACAAACTGCATTTACAGGTGATTATTTAACACTTGTAGAAGATTATGTAAAACCAACTTTAATTTGGTATGCATGTGTAGAGTATATTCCATTTAGTTCTATAACCTTTAAATCAGCTGGTTCAGTTAAACAACAAAGTGAAACAGGTATTGCACCATCTAAGAATGAAGTTGATTATCTTTTAAATAAAGCATTAAGTAATGCAGATTACTATTCAACAAGATTACAAGATTACCTAATAGCTAATAATACAAGTCTACCTGAATACAATGAAACGACAGGAGATGCAACACAAATATATCCTGACCAATCTAATCAATACTTTACAGGTATACAACTATAAGATATGAGTACACCATCACAAAATACAGCACCTCAACAAATCACTAAGGATAGTGGAGTAAACTTTTCTTTGTATTATAATACTTTGAACTTCTTCAAAAACATTATGAAGAATCATCCAAGTATTGCAAAGGTAACGCAAGGAGATTTGTTTAACTTTGATACAACACAATTTCCTCAGTATCCAATAGGTAATGTAATGATACAGACAGCAAATTTTACGAATAACACAACTGATTATAGAATTCAGTTAATCGTTGCTGATAAGAGTAAAACATTAAATGATAGTGATATACCAAATAGAAAAGATAATAAACAAGAAGTACCTTTCTATGGGACTAATGATATGGTAGATATTCATGCTAATACAATGAGTGTATTAAATGATTTAACATCCTATGTGCAGAAAGGGAATTATGGAATGGAGGTGAATGGTACAGTTAATTGTGTTCCGTTCGCAGATAGGTTCAATAATGGGCTGGTTGGTTGGTCAGCAGAATTTGACCTAACTGTTCACAACGACCGAAATCGTTGTCTTTTTTTTTTGAGTCCGCCTAGTGGGTCGTACTTTAAAATAGAAGATTGTGAAACCGGAGATTTGTTTAATGCAGTTCTAGCAGAGAGCGGTTCAATAGGACAAGTATTTGCAACAAACTATATACCTTCAACAAGAGGTCAAGCATATTTACAGAACTATGATAACATAAGATGTTTTGAAATAAAAGAAGAAATTAATAACAGAGATGACTATAACTTTTTTAACTTACCTGTCCTTGATATACCTTACGATGACTTTGAAACATGTCAAGCGTGTGAATTATGGACATCACCAAAGGTTTGGGATACAACACCAGAACGATGGAACAATGGGGCAGTTGATGAAGCACTTAGGAAATGGCAATTTACATAATAAGATATGAGTAATTTAAGTAATTTAATGATTAGTGGTTCTTACTTAGGACTAATAAACTTACAAGATAGTACACAAAGACTTGCATCACAAAGTGGTGATGTAGACCTACAAGATGGTGTAGGTGATAATATAGGATTAAAAATTAACGCACAAACAAAAGAGTTTACAGTTGTAAAC